GAGCCAACGGCACTTGTGTTTGCGCCTCCAGCCGTTAGCGTAACCACTCCAGCACTGGTGATAGTGCCTGCCAAAGTACCTGCCACACCACCAGACATCGTTAAAACTTCACCGTAAGCTGGCATGTCAGCCACCACACCTGAAGTCACATCAACTCCTGATCCTATTGGATTTGTAGCGTCACCTTGGGTCCAGCTTTCCGAGAACGAATACGCTGCACCTGCGGTGTTTATGTCATACGCTCCAACATCAAGTGTTGCTGCTGTAGTAGCAGTACCAGCAGTTAGCTTGCCGAAATGAGCGTCAGTAGCAACTTTAATATTGGAACCTGAGACTGCATAAGTACTACCTATACGGTTTGAATCTGTATAGGCTCCATTAACTGTCAACTGAGTTGAAGTTGTGATGTTATGTGTCATATCTGCGTAAGCAGAAGGGGCCGCTAGGAATAGCAGTAAGAATAGCTTCTTCATTGGAGTTTTCCTGTCACTGGATCGACTTCTTTCCCTGTTATGGGATCGACTTTTGTGGCAGTAGGGGTTTTAGTGATTAATTCTATAGGTTGTTTGATAATGATTGTTTGATAACCGCTACCGTTTCCTGCATTTTTACCGTTTCCGTTGCCATTAACTTCATCTTCTTTCTTTTTCTTCTTTGCTCCTTGAGCAGCATTAACGCTAATTCCTAGCCCACCTAAAATATTTCCAAGCAAGCCTGCGGCAAAAGTCGAGTCCACGCGGGGCTGGTCTGGAATATCCACTCCAAAGAGTCTTGAAGGCAATTTAACGTATCCAAGAGACAAGACGAGCAAGCACCAGGCAAGAATGGCTCCCTGCGCGACTGTACTGACGAGGAAGGTGATCTTTTCTTGATAGTCAGGCTTGTCATCTTCTTCTTCAATAGCAATAGCTTTTGCTTCAGATTTGTTCTCGACCATGTAAAAAAGGCGTAAACATCTCTACATTACTCATAAATCATTCAAACGTAATGAAGTTTCTCTCCCAAGAGCAGAAGGAAACAATCGCTAAGGCTCACGGCCTAACAGTCGATCAGATAAATAAACGTATCGAATTATGGAGTCTGATCAATGATCCAGATATTTCTAAACCTGATTTAGTAGCTGCCCAGAAGGAATGGATTAATATCCAACAAGGTCATTGGTTGAATAGAAATGCCTGAAGTTTATGCTGCTTTAGTTGGTGCTATGCTATCTGCGTTGCTCATGGTCTTAGGAAACCGATCTAACAAAAGACAAGGCGACATCCGAGAAATCTTTCACCGTCTGAACGCTATAGATAAGGAACTCGCAAGGCTTGACGCAAAAAGACCTCGCAACTGGCGTGGACAATAAAAAACCCTTGGTGTCCTCTACGACCCAAGGGCTTAAAACATCGCATCCCACCTCGACGTTGAATAAGTAGCTTGCATTGTGAAACTACAAATATATTTTAGCTAGTTTTATTTTGTTATTCAACTGAAAAGCTGTCTCAATTTGTTTTCTTTTTTTTAAGCAGTGTGAACAAAAACATACAATCGTTTTTTGCTCCATAACCTTGCTAAATTGATTAACGGTTGGAACAGAAAAACCTCCCTCTGCTTTGCAAATTCAGGGAGGTTTAACTGGGTGTATGGGGTCCACCAAGCCAAATGTAGCGGTTATATATAAGATTGTGAAGAGTAAGTCTAATTATGAGAAAACTAGCTAAACCTTTCTTGCCTCTTCTTTACGCTTTTTTGCGTAGTGAAACAGGTAAAAAATTGTTACTAGATCTATTGAGATCAGCAGCAAAACAGACTACAAATACACTTGATGACGAGGCTGTGAATTTCCTTCAGTCAAGGTTATACCCTAGTTCTACTACTAAATTACAATGACCGAATACAAATCAGAATGGTTGGAAGAAGACCGTCAAAGAATGTTGAACATGGAGCGTTGGTACGTTCTTGATGGTCGTCATAGACCTGACAATCCTATGCACGGTATCTACACTGGATTAGCAGCTAAAGGGAAAGAATTAGATGGAGAATTTGGATGAACAATTCATTTTATTAGATGCTTTGATGGAACCTCCAACAATGGAGCAAGAATTAGAATTAGAAAAAAAAATTAGATGGTTTAGTGAAGGAGCAACAAGAGATCAACTTCTTAGGCATTGTGAAGCCTTAGAAAGACAAGGGTTTCAACAAGCTCAATTCATTGCTAATTGTTTGACAGAAATTGCAAGATGTAAAGCTAAAATTGCTTGTTTACAAGATCCTCCAAAGAAAAATTTTCTAAAAAGATTATTGAACCTATGAAGGCACAAACTGTGCGTTTGAACCTGTCTTTATCCATCTAACTTCGCTGTCCTCTATTGCAACTTCTGGGTACTGTATTGAGTACCAACGATGATCGCAATTAGGACATCTCCTGCGTCTAATAGTAACTCCATCGTCAGCACGTTTAGTGCATACAACCCTAGTTCTAACAAAAGAACACTTAGGACATGCAGCAATAATTTTATTAACCATTTATGGAGCTGGAACGAGTATGTGTTGTGCGTGTTCTGATCTTCTTCCGTCAGGCCATTTAACACCGTAGTAATAGCAAATTCGACCTCTGACATTGTGTTTTTCAATGACTTTTATAATTTTTCCTATGCTTGGTTCGATTTTTAAGAATACTCCTGTGTTTCGTTTCTTATTGACTTGATCATCAATTTGAAATTTTGGTTGAGGCATAGTTATTTTTTAAAAGATAAAGTTCTACAAGCTTTTTCTTGCTGCAGTGGGCATTGGTTTCAGCTAATAATCTTAGCTGTTTGCTTGGGAGATCAATAAGAAATCTTTTAAATCCTTCATAAGGTTTTGGACTTTTGTAAACAAATCCTGATCCAATGAAATCAAATAGTTTTTTCATTAATCTTTAGGCCAAAAACAGGCACAATCTTTTGCCCATTCTCCCCCACTTGACCTGCCTTCGGGTAGTCCTAAACCACATTCTGCTTTAACAATTAACCAATGCAAGCAATTAATACATCTTGGTTTACCTTGATCTATTGCTCTTGCATCCGCATATAAATATTCAGCTTCTAAAACAGCAGTCTCCAGTTCTTTCGCATCCAAAGGAAGATCCAGTTTCCCAGTCTTTGTTTTGATCTTTACTCGCCAAGACTCACAGGTATCCCTATAGAGAACCATTCTCCCTGTGTGATACCGCAATGACGGCATTTACTTTCTTTCTTTATTTCTAATGATAGTTCCGTCTGTTAGTTCATAGCCATTAGGCGGTTGCACTAACCAATGTCTACGACCATCAATAATACGAAAATAGTATTGACCGTCATAAACAATTTGTGGTTTTTCTTGTTCCATAAAAGTTAAAGAGATAAAGATTTAGCTTGAGTTAAAGCTTCGCTTTTTGTATCAAAGAAATCACCCCATATAACAGAACCTTTTATTTGCTTCCAAGGTCTGAAATAACTATCTACTCCTACAGAGATAAGTTTGACACCGTAAATTTCATTCATTTCTTACAACTTCATCAAAAGCAAGATTCTTTGCTTTGCTCTTCAATCCTTCATACTGTTCTTTCCCCAATATCTCTTGTAATAACTTGTTTAAATTCTGTTGGTATTTTTGTCGAACAAATTCACTTTTATTTAAAGCAATATTTGTTTGAATTTTTTCTAAAAAAGTATTACATATTTGTTGTTTTCGTTTGATCTTTACAAGCCAATCAGGATTTACTTCCTGACCTTGCAAGTATTTTTCATGTGTTATAGAAGCTATACTCTCATTCATCGTCTTGATTGCTGTCGCAAGTTCTTCTTCTAAAAGATCTAATTCTGGATCACTTAGCTTTTCTAAGTCATCAATGCTAACTACTTTCTTAATTGTTTTACTGTTAAAAGTTAATGCCATTGGTAAAGGATAATTATTCCGATACTAACGAACAATCATGGTAGGAGAACTTTGATTCCTCCTGATTCCTTCCTGATCTCAGCAAGCCTGTTGCCTCGCATAAGACACCAAGCTCCAAGCTTGCCAATCGGATTAACAGGAAGACTCGTAGATTTTCGTTTATATGGTTTCATTGTCTGAGTCACCCAAGAGGGTGGCATCATCACATCGACCTTGCGATGACTGCCCAGTTTTAAAAGTTTTAGTCCAAGGACTTGCAACATTTTCTTTTTTTATTTGATTGTAATTAAGGCTTCTCTTGAGCTAAAAGTTCTTGGCCTTTCTTTACATGTTCTATGGTCTTTTGAACAGAAACATCTTTGCCATCGGCTAAACGATTTAATTCGTTGAGATGTTTTTCTGCTTCATGTAACCGCCTGATTGCTCCATCCTTAGCGGATTTCATTAATTCAGGTTCTTCGATGACCCTTTGTGCTGGAACATAAGCTTTAAGAACAGATACATGAACAAAAGCTGGTTGTTCTCCTTTTTCGGGATGAATAACCCTGACGGTCTTAATTAAAGAACGTGCTTGTGTTTTGCGATGTTCTTCTGCTGCGACCTCATCATCCCATTCAAAAGCTTCATGTAGGACAGCTTTCTCTGGTCTTGATTCATCTACAACATTTGATGCAGTAGTTTGACCGTATTTGTCATTAATACGTTCAAGCTCTTCACCTGCGTCTTGTGCTTCAACATTGTTTGTATAAAACGAATGTGGAGACTTGCGAAAACAATAATCAGTCATTAGATAAAAAACAAAAGTTAGTGAATTAATAATACCGAGTCTTACTTTGCCTGCCTGCTTCTCCTTTCCCCTCCGTATCGGGGCGATCCTAGACTCTCCATTCCTGCCTCAACTCTACAATCCCCGCCGTAACGCTACCCGCCATGCCAATAGCCGTGCCTGCTGAACCCCGCCTGACCCTTCAACTCCATCCACACCGCGCCCAACCATGCCTGCCGCATCTGACCTCAACTCTCCCTTCCCTAACTTGCTCCTCGCTACCTTGACGCGCCTCGCCTGCCGACCCTTCCACTCCCTACCAAGCCTACCGCTTCGCTCCGTAACTCGCCCTAACGCTCCGTGCCTGCCCAACCTCGTCTTCCCATAGCGCACCAAAACGCACCCATCCTTGCCTGCCTTTCCAATCCTGACCAGAACCCGCCTTCCTCTCCGTGTCATTCCTTGCCTGCCGAACCGACCACACCGAGTCTTTTCGCTCCGAAACTCTCCATGCCTGCCTCACGCTCC